GAGGGGGTGCAAAAAACTGGTGTTGGACCTACAACCGAGCTGACGATGTCGCGGACGACGAGTGGGCCCAAATGATCGAGCGTTTCCGATCGCTTGGCGATCTGGATCAAGTTGAGTACCTTGTGTTCCAACAAGAACGCGGGTCTGAAGGTCATCGCGACCACTTGCAAGGGTATGTTCAGCTTAACCGCCGCTGCTCCTTGGTCGCGGTGAAACGAGATGTATTCATGGCCTGCACTGTGCACCTTATAGTGGCAAAAGGCACACCGCAACAGAATCGAACTTATTGCACCAAAGACGAGGGCCGTATTTCGGGACCGTTTGAGTTCGGAGCTCTCCAACCGGGACAAGGACACCGAACGGATCTTGATATTGCAGCTGAGCTGGTCCGAACTCAAGGTGCGGCCCAAGTTGCACTTGACTTTCCAGTACAGTATGTACGCTGGAACAAAGGACTCCACTTGCTTGAGGCGCAACTTCAACGTGCGGGTGCTAGCGCCATGCGTGAAGTTGTGAACTGCGCTATCCTCTGGGGGCCGACCGACCTTGGGAAGAGTCACGCCGCGTTTACGTTGGATTCCCCAGGTGATACCTTTGTTGTCCCTATTCAGAACAGTGGCAACTTGTGGTTTGACGGGTATCAAGGGCAGCGCACTATTATATTTGATGACTTCGATCCGAAGACGGTTCCTTACCGTACTTTGCTGCGTATTTGTGACCGCTACCGCCTCGAACTTCCGGTCAAGGGTGGGTTCGTTGTTGCAAATTGGCGCAACGTGCTCTTTACCGCTAATGATCCACCCGACCAGTGGTACCAGTCCGAAGAACCTTACCAAGGGGGTCCACTCGAACGACGTCTCGGTTTGGTCCTGCCTGCCTTTGACCGCAACGCTTGTGGCCTCTTCAAAGCTGCTTTCATCACGACGTTCTATCAAGAATTGGCGCTTGACAATTTTGCGACGGAGGACCCCGATGTCGTACCCGAGCCTGCTGGTAATAATGTACAGCAGGCTTCGGGACCCGTCGCGGAATCCGAGAGCGTCGCGGTTTCGGGCAAGGAAGAAGCAGATGACGCGGACGCTTTTGTTGGTGGCTTCGACCCCGACTCTTTGGATGATGAATGGTACTCGCTGGAAGCGGAACTGGCCGCACTGGAACCTGACAGTGAACTGACGGAACCCTTTGGGGATGATGACCTTGTATAAACACACACAGTAGCGGCTCCGCCGCTTCTCCTTTTCCAATCTTCGTGGTAGAGAGAACAAATCTTTGGCTTCGCGGGGCGCGGGGGGAACAACTTGTGAGAGCAATATGCAAAGCCGTCCCCTTCACGTCTTGAAGAAGAACTGAATGACTCCGCGGAACTCCCACGTTTGCGTGGCCTCTCCAATCATGATGACAATGAGTTGGTCGCCTTGCTTCATCTTGCGCATGGTCTTCGTCGAGCCTTCGAAGTTGTGGCCTTCAATGCCAACCTTGCTGATGAGAGAACCGAAGGCAAGGACATCTTGTTCGGGCGTGTACATGTCTGCTCCATCACTGACCGCCATAGTGCTCGCCGCGTTCCCATCCTGTACAACCACAATGGCCCACTGGAGGAGCGCCGGCGCCGTGCCCGCGTCTTGAACACCAGAGAGCGACCAACGCAAACCCACAATGGTGCCTGGGAAAGTGGCCGTCTTGAGGACGGTCTCCACCTGAGTCGCTGCAATGCCTGCCTTGCCAACCACTTTGAGCTCTTTGTCAATCGGGCGCACCGCAGAAACGCCACCACCGCGCTGGCGCTTGCGGGGACGAGCTGCCATGACTTTTCCCTGTGATTCTCCCGACACTCCCGGGACCTGTCGGGTACCTGCTTAATTAAGCAGGTGGTCTTTGACCATTTTCTTACTGAAAAAAAGGAGGCGGCCAGTACAAATATATAGTACTTGGTTCACTTGCGAACTGAACCTTTTAGGCGGGAATCCGAAGTGGTCCCCGATAACGAAACGGAGGTACCGTGCCCTCGAACCCAAGGGATCGAGGGCCTCAGACTTCAACTGAGGATGCCTGGAGGGGGTGCAAAAAACTGGTGTTGGACCTACAACCGAGCTGACGATGTCGCGGACGACGAGTGGGCCCAAATGATCGAGCGTTTCCGATCGCTTGGCGATCTGGATCAAGTTGAGTACCTTGTGTTCCAACAAGAACGCGGGT